TGCTATTCAGTGCCCTTGCTGCCTTTGATGCCATAGCGTTGCTACTTGTCTTGCGATTCATAACTATCCTCCTTTTAAAATTCGATTTCTTCTTCTGCCTTATTGTAAATATCGATCTGGTTTTCAACATCAATACGGTTGACCACCCATCCTCGCATCGTGCACAGTTTAATAAAATCGTCAATACGATTTTCACCATACATTTCTTTTAAGGTAACAACCACTCCAAACGAAAGCCCGCGGCCATTTTTCTCCTTTAGACGCTCTTTCGTCTTAATGCTTAGCCCCCACATTCCTGCGCCATATACCTTTCGTGGGACAGCTCGATCCTTCAATTCTTCGCTTATAAGTTTTACGTTATCCCACTTTCGGTATAATTGGCGTGCCTCAGGCTCATAAAGATGTTTTCCGCCCTCGTCTCCTTGAGAATTGGAGTTGATAGGCGAGATAGATGCCTTTCCTTTCGTTTCCACAACTCGGCCAAAATGAATATCCATTTCTGTGCTTGTGTAATCGACTCCCTGATCCCTCATACATTTTGGAAAGTAACAGAGTGTCGCGCGAGCATAGAATGGTTGCTTATCCTTATAAATTGGCACAGGGATTCTGTACGTGTAAGTTTCGTATGCATCAGTTGTCCCTGTCATAACAAAACGTATCTCATCGTCTGCTGTTTTGACAATATTTTCAATTCGTTGAGGAACAACTCCATATCCAATAGAACATGAGACATCGTCTTTTCGATTCCACCCTGCCGCAGCGTCAATTATTAGTGCCTTTGCAATCTCACGTGAAAAGCCCAATATGCAAATCAAATAAGCCATCTTGCGGGCTATCCATGGAGCAGAAAAAGAAGTTCCCTTTACAAAGCCTTCGCCAGTTGGCGTACATACATGCATAGGCTGACCAATATCTCCACCATAGTAGCTAACATCTGGTTTGTGAAAGAACGAAAGTACCGGACCAACGCGGTGATACGAAGCCGGATTTCCTTCAAGCGTCACAGAATTTACAACCAACGAGTTTAGCGAATCAGCTGGTGCCCCTATGGGAATCGGTTTCTGATCTGGATTGCCATTGGTTCCTGCAATCACAAACACAACATCAAACTCGCTTTGAATCTTATCAAGTTCCGCAGCTTCTGGAGAAATGAAGTTCGGCTTTATTGGCAGTATCGATCCAAGGGAAAGATTCCATACTTTGATATCACGATTTTGAGAAACCGCCTTACGAATCGACCTGAGAATTGTGTAGGAACTGAATCTACCCATTTTGGCAACGCCAAAATGCTTCACTCTGAACCGCCCACACCCATCGTCCAGCATAGGGTTAATCGTTGGGCCATCTACAATAATAGATGTAACTTCTGTGCCATGCGTATAGTCACGTGCATCCAGTTCTATGCCATCCCCAAGCATACTTTCATACGAAACCCAATCTTTGAAATAGACATCCTCACAAAATGGCGTATCGATTACTCCAATAATAGGCTCCTGCTTTGGTTCCGGTATTTGAACAATATGCGGATCGCTTGCGATGCTTTCTTCAGGCGGCACTTCTCTCAAATCGCGAACCTTCATAGCTATAAGATATGGTGCATTTTCTTTTAAGCACGCAATTTCATCTGGCCGCAAAAGCACCGTATTTTCATCAATTTTCTTTGCATTCAGGTAATCAATACCAATCGCGCGAAACACGTCTTCTGTTTTCACGTCCGTACGATAAAGAGTGACAATTGCATCTTTTTCTTCGTCTGTTTCTGCAAAATCAACTGAAAATTTTTGAACATAAAAAGCATCCACAACTACATTCACGAAGTTTGTCTTTGCCAAACGAGCCGAGTGTTTGTATTGCTTGTGGCCGTTGTTTAGAGCTTCAATATCTTTATGAGAAATTTTGCCATTATAATCGTGCTCTACAATTTCTTTGGCAGCAACTAGTCTTATGATGCTTTCCGTAATGATATCTAATCCAACATAGTATGTGAATACATGCTGGATATGAGGTGCTTCTCCAGCAAATTTAGCACCTCGAATGGAGTCGTTGGGATCAGAAGCACCACGACACAAAAGGCCCCGAATTCGGTTACTCTTTGCAACCACGCTTGTATAATAAACACTAATAAGCGCACCCTTGATTAAGGTATGCTCACTCCAATAAGTCTGCAAAGAGCGCAAATCGTTAATTAAGCTCAGGATATGAGCAGACTCAACAAACCTGCCAACAGGAATATTTCGTTTTCCACCCCCAGAATTTCCGCTCTGGTGCTCAAACTGGCCCTTTAATTGAAGTATGCTATTCATTTAGTCCTCCTTCAACTCTCGAGATACTTGACTCTTTGATATTCCGGTTAGGATTTCTATTTCTCGCACCGTAAATCCTTGCGATTGCATAACATGAATATCCATCGGTTCGGTATACACCGCTTTGTAAAAACGTCTGAGATAATCAAACTCGTCCGAAGGATTGCTAAACGCAACAGACGCTCTGATGATATTCTTTAGTTCACCCGGGTAAGGGATGGGTGACATCAGGCTGACAATTTTACGGAATAGTCTGATATTTTTCCCTGTGCATTTAAACTTGTTTAGGAAGTCATTAAGCAAAACCTCCGCAATTTCCGCCAAATCTTCCTGTGAATACCTATTGAAGTCAATAATCGAGTCAAATCTTCTGACTAAAGCCTTGTCGAAATGGTCAAATAAATTTGTCGTTGCAAGTAAAACAACGCGGTCATCCAATCTATCAAATTCTTTGAGTAGTGTGGATGTAGCCCGTCCCATTTCACGTAGATCGTTCGAATTGGTCCTATCCAATGCGATAGAATCGATTTCGTCAAATAGCACAATCACTTTTTCTGGATGGGCAAATTCTGTTATTTCACGAAATAGCGAAACAATATTCTTCTGTGTTTGTCCAAGTTTACTATCAATCACGGCAGAAAAATCTACGGCGTATAGTTCGCGATTCAGTATCCGTGCAACTTGCTTAGCCGTTTCGGTTTTTCCTGTACCAGGAGCACCCTGGAACAGGAATTTGTTAATTCCAAGATTTCGACTAATAGCATTGACCATGCCCATTACATCTTGTTCGATCAATTCAGGAAGAGGAAGAGGAGAATTTCCAACAGTTACCTTTTCAAAAAAGCCAGATGACAAATCACTCACTTGGGGAACAAACGTGTTGGCATTTGAGAGAAGTGCCATAATGTACTCCGCTAACTGGTAATCGCCCACTTGGTCAAATTCTTTTGCAATCTCATATGCCTCACTTCGAAAACCCGCTTCATTACCTTCAGAATGATACCGTATCAAATTTATAATGTTTTTCTTTTTCATGGAAATCCCTCCAAGACTAATGGTACTTACATTGTAAATCAATTTGGGACAAAAGTCAATATATTGGGACAACTTTCTAAAAACACACAATGTTTCCTTTACTCGTCTTCGTACACTTCATGCCGCACCAAGCACCAAAAAAGAATAGTATTATAACTTTCGGTTCCTGTGCGTCAATAATTTAATTATTATAAATTTTTATTTTTTAAGCCACTCACCCAGATATAATAATCGTGAATCCGAAACCTCTGAGCCGAAAGACTCAGGGGCTTTTTTATGTCTGGAGGTGAGCATTTTGTTATTCCGCACCATCACTATCATTATTACCATCGTATTTTAATGCGCAGCTGCGCAGAAAGGAGAAAGCCTTATGAACTTTTGGTCCGAAATCGTCAAAGAGGTTGGCACTGTCCTGGTGGAAGTCCTCGTCCGCATCGCTGAAGAAATGGAAAACAACGATTGAACAAAATACATTGAAAAGGAGATTTTACTATGCCCGCAAATGTTGAAACCATGTTCTCTGTCCGTGAAACCCCTTGGCACGGTCTTGGCCGCATCGTGATGGATGCCCCTGCAAGCCGTGAAGCCTTGGAGTTGGCTGGTCTGGATTGGCAGGTGGAAAGCCGCAACATCTATTCCGGCACGGGTGCTATGATCCCCGGCTATCGGGCCAATGTCCGCAGCACGGATGATGCTGTTCTGGGCGTGGTGTCTGACCGTTACCGCATTGTGCAGAACGAAGAAGCATTCCAGTTCACCGATGACCTGCTGGGTGAGGGCGTTACTTATGAGACTGCCGGTTCTTTGCAGGGCGGCAAAAAAGTCTGGATGCTGGCAAAGCTGCCGGAGAAGTATATCATCGTCGGAGATGAAGTGACCCCATATCTTGTGTTCTTCAACAGTCACGATGGCAGCTCTGGTGTAAAAGTTGCCATGACCCCGGTTCGTGTGGTCTGCCAGAACACCTTGAATCTGGCTTTGGGTACTGCAAAGCGCATCTGGACTGCTCGCCATACCGAAAATGTTCTGCTCCGGGTGCAGGACGCTCGTGAAACCTTGCAGCTTGCCAACAGCTATATGGGGGAACTGGGCAAAGGCATCCATGAGCTGACCACCATCAAGCTGTCTGACCGCAAGGTGCAGGAGTTCATCAATGAGTTTTTCCCTGTCACGGAAGATTTGACTGACGGCCAGCGGAAGAATAATCTACGTATGCAGGAAGATTTGAAGGCTCGCTACTATAATGCACCCGATCTGGAATGGGTTGGCAAGAACGGCTGGCGGTTCGTGAACGCCGTTTCCGACTTTGCCACCCATGCAGATCCCATCCGTAAAACTCGCAACTACAACGAAAATCTGTTTCTGCGCACCGCAGAGGGCAATCCGATGATCGACAAGGCTTACAAGATGGTGCTGGCAGCAGCATAAAGGAGGACGTATGAACGATGTGAGCAACCGGGCTGTCCGGGAGTTTTCTGAGTTCCTGAACAGCATTGAAGCCGATTTCCCGAAGCCGACTTGCACCACGGCATACGAGATCACGATGAAAAGAACCATTGTCAGTGCCTTGATTACGCTGGATACCGAAAAGCAGATGGACGAGCGTTTTTGGAACCATCTCCGGGTACAGCGGAATATTCTGGATTTCCTGTATACCCTGTGGCTGGATGATGACCGCACCTTGGTGGATGAGTTTTCCACCATTATCAAAGACTTGGTGGAATATGATTTCTCTATCGCAGACGAACAGATGAAAGAAAGGCTGAACATTGCATGAAAAGACTTGTATCTACATTAAATTTATCCAAAGAGGATTGGCTCCGTTATCGCAAATGCGGTATTACCGGCACGGATGCCGGGGCTATCCTTGGCCTGAATCCCTATCGCTCCGCATTTCAGGTGTACCACGACAAAATCAGCGATACCATTGAAAATATCGACAACGAAGCCATGCGGCAGGGTCGTGACTTGGAGGATTATGTGGCGCAGCGGTTCTCCGAAGAAACGGGCTTTAAGGTGCGCCGTGCAAACGCTATCTACCAAAGCGAGGAACATCCGCTGCTTCTGGCAGACTTTGACCGCCTGATCGTTGGGCAGAAAGCAGGGCTGGAATGCAAGACAGTTTCGCCCTTCTCCGCAGATAAGTGGGCAGACGGCAAAATCCCGGCTCACTATCTGGCGCAGGTTGATCATTACTTAGCCGTCAGCGGTTTCGACTGCTGGTATGTGGCGGCTCTGATTTTCGGCAGAGAACTGGTGATCCACAAGATCGTGACAGATAAGCAGGTGCTTTCTGATCTCATTGATAAGGAAGAACTTTTCTGGACGAACCATGTTGTGCCCCAGATTCCCCCTGCACCCAATGGCTGTGACAGTGATACGCAGAAAATCAACCAGCTTTATGAGGCGGATAGTCGGGACAAGACCGCTGATCTGAGTGCCCTGCATGGACTTCTGGATAAGCGGCAGGAGCTTTCCGACCAAATCGAGCAGATGGAACAGGAGAAAACGGCTATCGAGCAACAGGTCAAGCTGCAAATGCAGGATGCTGCCTATGGCACAGCACCGGGCTATAAGGTATCGTGGGTGTCCTCCGAAAGCAAGCGTGTGGATTCCCAACGTCTGCGGAAAGAGCAGCCGGACATTTTCAACCAGTACAGCAAAAATGTAAGCAGCCGCAGGTTCACCATCGTTCATGCGGCATAAATCTTGTATCAGGTGGCAGGGAGTAAATTCTCTGCCGCCTTTTTTCTTGGAGGTTTATTATGGTCACAGAAAATCCGTTCGTAAAATTATTCGCTATCGACTTCAAAGATCATCTGGAAGTCAAGAAGTCCGGAAACACGGAACTGAAATATGTAAGCTGGGCGTATGCTTGGGCAGAGGTGAAGAAGCTGTATCCCGCTGCCAGCTATGAGGTCAAGAAATTCAACGGCCTGCCCTATGTTTATGACCCCATCATTGACCAGCTGCGGGATACGAGCACGATGTTCTCCGGCGGAAAACTTTATGTTATAAATACTAGCGGCGG